ATGGGGGTCAAGTGATGAACCTGTTAGAAAACTACATTCAACCCGGTTGGACTATGCGGTCGCTAACTAAAACCGAAAAGGAAGATTTTGGGAATTTTCGGAATGAGGATTGGGTTCATGTTGACTGCAAGGTTAATTGCTACGGTAACATCAGCAAAGGTCGTGACACATGGGTTCGGTCAAATTGGTTATCCGCTGTTAAGCAAGGATATTATATGGCTTGAAAATTATCTGCACGAAAAAAACGTCCCATTGCTGGCACGCCGACTGGTCTATTTAACTCAACAATTAATTATACCATGAGGTGACGGAGTTGGGACGCAAGGATAAGAGTAGATATGAATGGCTTCAAGAGTATCTTGACTTGGAAGAGCGCTGCCGTTATCTGCGGTGGCAAATTCGTAAAGTGAAGCGGGAAGAACAACGCTGGGAGGAAGGTGATCTGTCCCATCTGAGAATCAATGGCAAGTCGCGTGGCGCTCACGTCCTAGACCAGCTTCCACCTTTGCAGGCTGAGCTAGACGACCATGAGAGCGAACGTAAAGAGCTTCTTGAGCTGGTGGATTCCTTCCATGGATACGAGCATGACTTCCTGAAAATGCATTACATCGAGGGAATGACATTGGAAGACATTGCCGATGACCCTAGCTTTCCATACGGGATTGACTGGATCTACAAGAAGTCTGCTGAGCTTCATCGACGCTTAGACTTCTTGGACCAATGGGAATCTAACAGGCGAGAGTTTGAAGACCGATTAGACGTTGAAGTCGGCGATTGTATACCATTATTTTAAAGTTCCTGTATTCTAACCGGACTAATTAAATACAGGGAATTCTAGGAAACATGGGATTATTATTATAGTATCGAAAGAGCAAGACGTATTGCGGTGGTGCAGTGGGTAACACAATTTGGCTTAAGTCCCTTTGATCCTTTTAGGCTTAGGCTAATCTGCAAGTTGTGAGGTTCGATTCCTCACCCGCAATGTTGCTGTACCTGGTGACTACAGCAAAGCTTGATGTTGACTTGTTTCTTCCCTTCACGTGCCGTCTCTGGTGATTGATTGTGAGTTCGATTCTCACGGGCGGTGTTGAGGACTATCTCTTAGCAGGTACGAACCTCATCAAAGTAAAGCCTATCATTAAGTTGGTACGAGCTTTACATTCCTTCAAACTGCCCTGGCGGGAACGTCGGGGTTTTGTTATGCAATCAATATGAGGTGAATTAAATGAATTATTTCTTTGAAGACCGGAATCATATTGCACGTGACTATATCAAGACTGCGCAGGATTATGATAAGTCATTTAAAGAGTTTGAAGATCATGTTAGTCGGAGCATGGTACGTACTGCACGTGAGCAGAAGAAAATACAGCTTGATAACAACCGTATAAATCAAAGGGTATTAGAAAAGTTTAGAAAGCTGGGACTGTAATGACTAAGAAAAATTCAATGCTTGAGGTTAACGTTAGTGTCTCTAAAAGTACAATTAAGGCTTTGAATTCGCTTGTTGCTGGTATGAATCGAGTGTCCAACAAAGTTAAGAGACAACCACACATTCGGATTGACTTCGATGCTATTAGTGAGGTGCCTAAGATATACGTTGATGGAGTTGATGTAACTGACATTAGTGCTGGTGGTGGATTAGTTGCGTTACATTTGGACTGGATCACCAATACTGAGCAAGAGAACCGTAAGCACTTCCTGTTAACGACACTTAATCGCAAGACACATCAATATGAAACCATTGGTAGTGATAGTGGCGAAGGGGCTGCTGATTACGTCACGAAGGATTAAGCGAGGGTTGAATTATTTGAAGCCACCAGAAATCACAAGAATATATGGCAGCAAAAATGTAGTCGAAATATTAGGAAACGTTTCGGATACCCAAACTGCACAAGCATATGTACGTCAAGGATTAGGAGGCAGGTACTGTGCCACGTGTAAGAAGATGTAGACAACCAGGATGTCACACAATGGTGACGTTCCCTGATCACTATTGCCAGGCACACTACGAGCATGAAGCTGAGTACCTGGAGATCCGGCAGCGATGGGCACGAGGCCACGACAAGCAGTACGAACACAAGTACAACACTGTGACTCGCTACCGTAACGATGATAAGCGAGAACAATACAATTTCTATAGAACACGGCAATGGTCGCGGCTCCGGGAACAAATCCTAGAGCACGACCATTTTCTTTGCGCCTATTGTCAGGCACGTGGAGTAATTACCCCAGCGAAGACAGTAGATCACATTGTACCTATTGAGTACGATGATGAGTTACGTGCTGACGTGGATAATTTGGCCGTGATATGTGGGAAGTGCCATAGAGCTAAGACTGATTGGGAACAGCGGTACTACGGTACTGGCCAAGGAAACAAGCTCAATCAAGTACCAGAGATTCGTGACGTGCAAAGTGCTGTAGTACTGATGAATGGGGGAACTAAAAAATGGTAGTTGCAAAATATGGTGGGCAAGAAATTAGTGGCCTAGGTATTGATTTTCATAAGGAATGGGGTAGGCAGTGCTCATACTCTGTTAAGAAAATTACTACAGAGATTCTTAATTACATGAACGACCATGACACCTGTATCTATCCAATCTCACATCTGTCATTAAAACAGCGAGAAAAATTATTGCATGAAATCAAAGCAACGAGTTATAGAGCGCAGCGCGAAATGGATAGTGGCCTTGAATATGTTTGTGTTTGGAAGTCATAGCCTTTTTACAATTTATTACTAGTCACGAGAGCTATTCTAAGACGTTCTAAGAGACATTTAAACAGTCATGACTAATTACACACGATGGAAATATAAATTCAACCCCCGCCCCCTAACGGGCCACAGAAGAGCGCACACACTACCATCACTTTGTGACGGAAGCCGTTTTGGAGTGCTTTCAGGCAAGGGGGCTGAGTAAAAACAGAAGGGAGGTGTGCAAGTGGTCAAAAAACAGTTCAAAGACGCCAATGGAGGCCGTTTAGCAGGCACGCCTCCCAAGTACTTAGGAACACAGGCAAAAGCCGTGTGGCGTAAAGTGGTGCCTTTTTTAGAGCAAGAATCTTCGGTGAAGCGAATCGACTTTGCGTTAGTCGAAATGTACGCAACGCAGTACGAGATTTACCGAAATGCCTACGATCACATTTTGGAGAACGGTGAGGTTCAGCCAATCTATAAGAGCATTCAAAATGCGGCCGGAAAGGTGATAGCTCATGACTTTGTAGGGTATAAGCGTAACCCAATGACACAAATTTATGATTCAGCGGTACGTAACTTGACGAAGATTGGCTCTGAACTGGGGTTATCGCCTAAGTCACGAAGCGAGTTGTTGAAGATTGTTATTCCAGATGATTCAAAGGACAGCAAAAGCGCTGCTGAGCAAATGAAGGAATTCCTAGGATAGGAGGTGGTTTACCACGAAGATTGATTTAACACAGACTCATGACGTGCTGGGGGCTTATCGGTCAATCGATTGGTCGGCCATCCGAACTCAGTACACGGACGCAGGTACGCAATACGCATTCAACGTACTGGACCAGAAGATTACCGCTGGGTACTTGATTCAGCTAGCAGCTTTTCGCCACTTGAGAGATTTACAGCGACAGGGCAGCCCGGATTTCCCATTCCACTACTCTTTTAAGAAAGCCAATCAGATACTAAAGTTTGCTGCAATTTGCCCCAATGTAGATACAGGGGAACCAACGGAGCTGATGCCTTGGCAAGAGTTTATTATGACTCAGCTAATGGGTTGGCGGAATGGAGAAGGTGGCAAGCGATTCACTCATGCCATTGTCTCTGTTGCTCGTGGGCAAGGCAAGACCTATCTGATGGCAATCATCGTTGCGTACAGCTTCCTAGTCGAATCAATTGGATTGTCTAATCAAGATTACTTAGTCAGTTCCATCAACTTCAAGCAGACCAGCAAAATCCTTGGGTATATCAAGTCAATGTTGGCCCAAATTGCTACCATTGAGCCTTTCAAGTCATTCATGAAAGAGAACGGGCTGGATAGCCGAACATTCGCGTCACAGGCTGATACAGTGGCTATGAGCAAAACTAATAACAAACTGCGGGCCATCAGTCATGAGGCTGGGCAGTACGATAGTTTCCATTTCACTACTGCTGTATTTGATGAGATTGGTGAAATTAAGACCCGCCAGAAGATTTCTAAGATTGTTTCCGGACAAGTTAAGGTTGCGAACAAGCAATTCGTTGAGATTTCAACGGCTTATCCTGATCCAACTGTCCCATTCCATGAAGATGAAAAGATGATTCAGCAAGCCATGGAGCAGGACTACTTGCGTGAGGCCGATACATTCCTGGGGCTTGTCTGGTGCCAGGACAGTCTAGATGAGACTTACAAGCCTGAAACGTGGGTTAAGAGTAATCCACTTCTTGATTTGGAGAGTCAGCATAAAGTTCTGATGGATGGACTACTTGATAAGCGGGATTCTGATGCTCTTTCAGGAACGTTGGGAGATTTCCAGAATAAGAACCTGAATATGTGGCTACAACAGTCAGCTAATAGTTATCTCAAGCTAGCTGATGTCAATAAGCCAATTATCCCAAGCTTTAATGTTGACGGGCGGCGAGCTTACCTGGGATTTGATTACTCAATGTTTAGTGACAATACAGCGCTTGGCTTCATCTTTCCATATACAGATAAGGACGGTAAGCAGAAGTGGCATTTGTACCAGCATTCCTTCATTCCGTGGGAAAAGGCGGGTTCTATTGAAGCCAAAGAAAAGCAAGATGGTATTGCCTACCGTGAACTAGTTAAGAAGGGATTCTGTACGATTACCAGCCACCCACAAGGATTAATTAACATGGACCAGGTTTATCAGTGGCTACGTGCATACGTTGATCGGCATAATCTGCAAGTCGTTTTCTTCGGATACGACGCCTGGAACGCCACCACAATGATTAAGCAACTGGAACTTAATTCGGGCTGGCCGCTTGAAGCCATTCGACAACGGACTAGTGAACTTAAGGACCCAACGAAATGGCTACAAACCGGTTTCGTTGAAGGCTCGTTTACTAGACTGGACGATAAAATTATGGAAAAGGCGTTACTTAACGCTGAGACCAAGCAAGATAGCATTGGTATCCAGGTTGATAAGGCACAAGCCACATTGAAAATTGACGTGGTCGACGCCCTGATTGACGCTGGATTCCAAGCGATGTATGACTTTGAAGACTTTTCTGATGTTAATAATCCTGATAAGCAGGTAGATCGTATGACTGATGAGCAGGTGCTTAATTGGTTCAATGACCCTAAATCAGGGCTTTTAGGAGGTGACGACAACGATATTTAAACGGATTTTAAGCGGATTTTGGAACTATTTTGACGTTATTTGCTTCGTAATTGCCTTAGGCTTGGGCGATTATGGAGCTTTTTTGATGGGTAAAGCATGGGGCGTGTTCGCTCTGGCGCTGACAGCAGCAGTAGTTGGCTGGCTGTCCGAGGTAATTGCCGCTAATAATCAGAAAGGGGGTGATTAACGATGCCATTCTTTGAACCACCAACTAAGGTTAAGAACTCGCTGACAGTCGGTAAACAATCAATTGGATTTTCTGACCCGGACATTATTAATTTCATGAATCCGGGGAAGGCTGGGAAGTATATCAGTGCTGAAACGGCGTTACAGAATTCAGACATCTATTCAGCTGTAAACCAGCTGTCTAGCGACCTATCAACCGTGGTTCTGAAATCAAGCATGCCACGTACTCAGGGAATGCTAGACAATCCGAGCGCAACCAGCAACCATCATGCCTTCTGGCAAAGCATGTATGCCCAACTGCTGCTAGGTGGTGAAGCATTTGCGTATCGCTGGCATAGTCGAAATGGAATTGATCAGCGATGGGAATACTTGCGACCTAGCCAAGTCAGCACGTACTTACTAGACGATGGAACCGGGTTAACCTACACGGTTACGTTTGATGAGCCTAACTTGGGTGTACTCCAATACGTGCCACAGGGCGACATGATTCACTTACGGTTGCTTAGTCAAAATGGTGGTATGAC